AGTCCAGAGGTGGATGGATTTACTTTTTGAATTATACACACAATTTCTATACATAATTATTGTTTTACAGTATCCAAATAAAATAGATGTAATCCCAATTGGTTTTTATTAAATGCTTTATATACATTACAGGGAACGAACTTCCCTTCTATCATTTTATAAAATTCATCGATGGTTGGAAGTTCAATAGTTTGCCCATAATGGAAAGTTTTACCCCCTATACATATTCCTAATATCATTGAGCTAAAATTCGTAGTATCTAATATCTCATATGATTGATTTATATACTTTTCAATTTGAGATTTTTCTAAATGTTGGAACACATTAAACGAATATATTAGATTAAATTTATTTTTGTAAAGTTGTAATTGTTCATCACTCAAGGTTCCATCTTCTCCTTCCACTTCAATACAATCATCAAATCTCGAAATTAAATCAAATCCCGTGTAGTCGTAGGTGTTTGCGTCTTTGGTTTTTAGATATTCGAATATACTACCATAACCCGCACCAATTTCTGCAATATTTGTATGTATACATCGAGACTCTGCATTCATGAAAAACAAATCCATTAACCCTGAAACACCAGAATAATGGGCAATTGACCAATTCACTTTATTAGCATCTTCTATTTTCTTAATATTAAGATCAGTTAATAACTTGACATCGTTATTAGCTATTGGATCAGTTCCAAAAAATTCATGTGATGCTTTCCAAAAATTTTTATAGTTTATTTTTTTAAACTTACTACAAAACTCTTCATTATTATATAATTCTGAACGAAATTGTTTATATGTTTCAAAGTTAGTTATACCATATTCAACCCAAACCTTCTTGAATTCTTCAATTGTTTCCATTTCTGGATGGTATCACCCCTGTAAAAAATGTCAAGGGTTCCACTTCTTCAAATAATGTCGTTTCGTTGATCCCCAAGGAGTATCAAACGCTTCCAAGAAGCAACCGATATTTTGTGGATGTTCAAGGAATCTGGATTCTCCAATCTTTCTCAACTCGGGAACAAGACTATAATACTTGGAACGATTCTTCCAATTAGTAATCATTTCAACTTTTTCTGCTAATTCTTCAGCAGTTTTAAATCTTAATGATGTGGGAGCAGAACTATATGTAACCATGTCCTGACAGATACATGGAATACCTAATTGAGCAGCTTCTATAAATTTAATATCAGACTTTGCTCTATTAAAAGGTATATCCATTAACGGTGCAATGAATACTTGAGCATTTAACGATGCTAAAAAGTTTGGATAATTTAATAAATTAACCCAAGGATGAAACTCAATTTCTTTTGATTGAACATATGGATGTAATGCTGGGGGAAATGCTCCAATGAATACAAACTGGTATTTGTGTCTATTATCAATTATGAATTGTAATACATGTGTGAAGTCATCTTGACCACCTGACTTATTTTTAACATCAAAGTGAGCACCAGAACCAGCATACACAACTCTTGGTTTCTTCTTAAATTTTTCAAAATTGTCACATATTCTACGATAATCATATTGATGGCCGATCCACCAATGGGGCATAAAGTTTGGAACCACCGTGACCTTTTGTTGTCCAGTTTTCTCAATATATAGATCTTTCATATATTGACAAGTTACAGTAACTTCATCAACCATATTAATCATATCTACACAATTTTGACGTATTTCATCTGAATCAAATCCAAATTTGGAGGCATTATGGTCTGGAATTTCTTCTCTGAACACAACATCATCCACTTCATAAATCAATTTAAATCCAAATTCGGGTTGAATGGATTTTAAATATTCCATGAATTGCTTTTGGTGTGGTGCGGCTTGTCTTTGAAGGCTTATACATTTGATATTGTGGAAGAATCCCTTCTCCGTAACCATTTTAGTTAATTCAGTGACATCACCATGACCTATCATATTGATATGATTCGTTACAAATGATCGTCTATACTGCGCGCATCCATCTCGTCCAGCTAAAAAATTTATATATCTATTTTCTATTTGTGGTGGAGATTCCACTAATTGTGGTATTTGGGATGGTCCAAATGGTGAAGCGAAAGGTGCGGCAAAAGGTTTTGTGAATGGACTTACAGTTATCATTGAAAATAATTACTTCTCCATGATATAAAAGTCAAACAAATAACCTGCATCAACAACAGATTCTCGTTTAATTAAATTTTTCCGAATTTAATTCTAAAACCACTCTTTCTTTCAAAGAAAAACATACACCACATATAAAATGTTCAATGTTTTCTTTACATCCCCACTCACATCCACAATTTTCACATTAAGCCTAAAAAGGCTACCGTGTTCATTTAATAAACATTTAGGAATCTTTTTAACCATGTCCTTAAAATGATTCATCTGTCATAACACCCTTCTTGTTATTTTATTTTCCTTCTCAAGATTAACAGTTTCCCCATCAATATGCTTCATGGTTTCTTTTCTATGGGATATGGCATATGAGGAGAGCTTATCCTTATCAATTCTCTCCTTTATTACCTCAATCAATAAATCCAATCCACGTTCATCAAATGCGGAGTCCAATATCTCATCAAGAAACTCAACATTAGAGGATATTCCTGAAATTTTTCTCTTAATATCCTTGAATGCCCACGAACATGCGATGTCAATGGTCTTACGTTCTCCCCCGGAAAAACTCCAATAACATAATTTTGATCCTCTATCATCTGTCATTTGTTCATCAAAGTATTCGTCAAACTTACATTTCATGGACATACCAAGAGTATTGATATATTTCTGAATTGAAGTGTTTAACATACCCAGAAGTCTTTTTATTATAAAGGATTTTATACCTTCTTCTCCAAGAATGAATTTACAAGATTCATAATCATCTTGTTTTAGTGTTAATTCCTTAAGATTTTCTGATTCCGTATTAAATCTCTCCTCTGTTTCTGTAATCAAATCTTCAAAATTCTGTAGTCCCACATTCGTCTCATTTAAATCTTCATTGAGAGTTTCCAAACTCTTCTCATAATGTTTTAATGAGTCGTATAAGGTATCATTCTTCTGACGATTAAATTTATTTTGGAAAATAGAATTTTCCAATTCGGATATTTTGTTTTTAATCTTCTCTTTTAATTTTTTATTTTTATCTAATTCTATTTTAGATAATTCTAAAGATTCATTATGTGATTTTAATAATTGTTCACACGCTTCCAACTCATCTTTGACATGATCTGAATTATGAGGGATATCTTGACGACATTTCGAACACTTACTTCCAAAATCGATAGAATTTAATTCCTTTATTTGGGATTCTCGTCCCTTGATATTCATTGTATCATGTGAAATAGAAATATTACAGTCACTTATTTTACAATCTACATTTTCTAAAGCCTTTTGATATTTTTCTAATTCCTTTTCAAGATCAAAATTTTCAACAAACACCAAAGCTTTCATTTCATCTTTAACTCTAGATATGTTTTCTTCAATTTCTAGCTTTCTTTTTTTAAGATTCTCTTCCTTTTCTTCAATCTGTTTCTTCTGAGAGTGGAATTGAGTCTTTAATGTGTTAATAGAATTTGTTATCTCCTGACACTTGGTAGAAGATATGGATAATTCTGCTTTGTTTTCCTTAATATACTCCTTCAAATCCTTAAGCATCTTACCGAAAATTTCCAAAGCGAAAATATCTTCAATAAACTTGCGCTTATCCTCTGGTTTCTTGGCCATGAATGGAACATTATCACTTAAAGATAAAATATCGCATGATTTACACATAACAGAATTGGAACCGATAAGATCACAAATATATTTGTTGGTATTCGCTATAGAATCCTTGGAAATATCCTCTTCCGTATCTCCTAATTTATAGAGTTCACACTTCGTAGGCTTAACTTGTCTTACAATTTTATAGGAATTGGTTCCCGTATCTGTTTGAACATCAAAATACAACTCAATATTGCCTTTTCCTTTGGTTACATTATTCGAAATGAACTCTTTATTGATATTTCTAATAGTGGTTCCAAATACAGCGTAATAAAATGCTTCGATAATTGAAGACTTTCCAACCGCATTCTTACGTTCAGGGTTATCGATATTGATTCCAGTAATAAGGTTCAATCCATGTTGGAAATCGATAGTAATTGAATCTTTTCCAATACTAAGAAAATCTTGAATTATCAGTTTTTTATACTTTATTTTTCTCATATAAATCTTTCATTATTTTTGATATTCTCTTTTCCTTCTCATCTTCAAATTTTAACTGATCAATGAACTCTTCAATTGAATCCATTAAATCTATAGCGTCAATTTCCTCAATATCATCAATTGATTTGGTTACTACGTTATATTCAGTATGAAATTGAAATGGTTTGAATTTTGAAATGTAGCTCTGAACCTTTTCAACTTGCTTTTCATTAGCCCCAATATCCACAATGAGTTTAACTACATTGTTTTGAAAATCATCTTTTATATAACTCTTAATTTTAGATACAAAAATCTTAACAAATTTAGGAGACACTGTATTCTCAAAAAATTCCAATGAACCATCTTCAATATCAAGAATATGATAACCCTTAATGTTCCCATAATCATTGAAATCATGAGAAAAGGTATTTCCAACGTAATGAATATTTCCTTCGTTATACTTCTTAGAACTTCTAAGATGGAAATGTCCAGAATAAACATTACTAGTTTTACTAGCAAGAAGATCCATCGCAGATAATCCATGATCACAAACCTTGAAATTGTTCATCTTAAAGTTTATAATCTCAAAATGTCCAAATATATAATCGAATTTACCATCGGGAACTTCAGAATTCCAAGGAACGAACAACATCTTATTGCCGAATTCATCGATTGTTAAGTTTTTATCAACAATTGTTAAATTTTTGTGACCATTTAATAGTCCAAGACTATGAACATCTGATCTATTTTTGTAATAGGCATCATGATTACCCACAATCATGATCATGTTAAAGTCTTCGAACTTTTCAAGTATTTGAGAAGCAACATGAATAGTTTGAACACTGATTTCAGAACGATTATGAAAGAAGTCTCCAAGGAAAAATATATCCTTGATCTTTTGTTTGTTTAATTCATCAACAATCCAATCCGCCCATTTAAGGGCGACTTCATGCCACTGTTCTGAATTTCCATATAATCCTAAATGAAGATCTGAAAATATTGCTACTTTAGATTTTTTTATCATTTTTTATCATTTTTTTGATGCTAAAATTAATCCTACATTTGCCGTAGAGTATGCGAACCATACCAATGCCCAAGCATATTGGAACTTCAGTAAGTATGACACACCAACGGAGAAATACAAGAGTGCTGATATCGAAATAACTATTTGTTCAAAGTTCATTCGTAGTAACTATCATTTGAGTCGTGTTCCAACATTGGTTTGATATAAACAGAACCGTGGGATGAATCGTTCATCTCATTCTCATAAACTATCTGTTTATATTCTTCAAGTCCATCATGTTGTCTTTTTTCTTTCTTAATTCTATTCGAAAAAGCGTGCCAAGCAATCTGATTAAAATAAGAAAACGGATTAAATGTTGATTCGATTCGAAATAATTTATTTTCCAATGCTGAATACATCTTAACTATGGCATCACCAACCATTTCTTCTTTCCAAGATGAAGTGTAATTTATAAATCGCCAATTATAACTAAGCCCCTCTGCTATCTTGACTATATTCTCAGCTAACTCGTTTGTCATGTTATCATCTTCGTAGTATTTTGTTAATTGCTCACGAAATTTCTTGGATGACACGTAATAACGTTCCTTAATTTCTTTATTAGTGATCAAATGAACACCTCCCATATACTTTTTTCTTTCATATTCATATTGTTATTGATGTTTCTTTCCAATTAATTTGCTCTTCATCATAAAACTTTTTTCTTTCTTCTACATGTTCTGTGGAGAACTTGAAATTATCATATAAATCAAATATTACAAGTCTTAGTTTTTCTTCATGTAATCGAAGTCCTCTTCCAATTGATTGAACTATTCGAATGAAAGATTTACCACCAGCCGCGAAAATAATATAATGTAAATTTTTAATGTTAATTCCTGTAGAAAAAATGGATGACATTGCAATCGTAACAACATCATTATTATTTTCCATTATTTCCTTTATTCGTTCACGTTCTTCAACTGGAACGTCTCCATGCACAAAATATGTCTGTTTATTTTTAAACTGAAGATGACTATGTAGATTATCACCGTGTTCCAATCGATTCACAAGAATGAGAACATTTTTATCCATTTTTGACACTAATTTACGAATTACTTCATGTCGATCATCATCACTTTGTATAATCTGTAATTCTTTTTTATATCCTCGGACTTTATACTTATGATTAAGTTTTAAGATTCTAATAATAACATCACTTAAAAACTTTTCATCACGCAATTCCTTTGAATTCTTTTCAAATATAATTGGACCGAATGTTCCTATAATTTTCCACCAATGTATTTTTTCCTTTGGTAGTGTTCCCGTAAATCCAAACTTATTTGGAGTTTTTATTTTAGAAATAATCTTTGTTATTTCGTTAGAAAAACGATTTCCGTGGCATTCATCTCTTAATACCAAATCAACATCCACTAAATCCTTAAAGTTTCCAAATTGGGAACATAATAATTCAGTATTGACAATAACCACTTCGGTATCCTGTCGTTCCATGTTCCCTGTCCAACCCGAATACGAGAATGTCACCTGATAGTCCTTAAAATCGTTTAGAAGTTGTGTCACTAGTCCTGTCCCCGGAACTACAATCAAACACTTCACAGACCCTCTCAGACGCTTCCAGTTCTCAATTAGAGAAGCCTGTATTAATGATTTTCCCGATCCCGTGGCACTAACCACTGTTCCCCTACCCACACTTATACAACTCCATAAACAATCCGTTTGATAATCTCTTAATTTATGAGCTAATTCATCCCATACTGTAAAATTTTTAATTCCACAATGCATTTCTTGTTTAAATTCATCAGTATAATGAATATCTGAAATAGATTCTGTCATTAGAAACTTTAAAATTTCATTATACAAACCAAAATCAAACATTCCCGATGATTGTATGGCATAAGATCGATCTGGAATGTTACGATTAACACCCTTAAGTCTCAATTTCATTTGAGCAAATGATGCATTGGGATCTTTTTCGGAAAAATGATTACGAATAAACGTCAACATTGATTCATCACAAATCAACTTACCTTTTCTATAAGATTTATTATAATCAAAAGTTATCATTACATCTGCATTTCCTTAATGGATATCATATTTCTAATATCCTGTGCAATATATGTAATACCTTTGACTACATAATCCAAATATTCTATTAATAGATCCATATCCTGAAGTTTAACATCTATTTCCTCTATTTCCGTGGTGTTCTCAAGCTTGTCTAAAGTCTGTTTTGATAGATTGACGATTCCCTCAGATATTGCCTTTTTAATATTGGCATCCTTCAACTGCTTTCTCTCCTTTAAAAGTTTAAACTTCAGTTTCTTGGCATCAATCAAACGTTCCACCCATAAATGCTTCTCAGAAGGAACACGCATTACACGATCCTCCATGTTCATATCCGTTATTTTTGTGAACTCTCTGTATTCCTGTTTATATTGATCGTACAAATTCATCTTAGTTTAGTATAAATAGATATATGAGATTGTCAATAGCAGAACATGAAAAAATATCAAAACTTTACGAAGAAAAGGTTTTAGTTGAGATGGATGTTGCTGGTATCATGGGCGGTGCTCCAACTTCTGGTGGTAGTCTTGAAAATATTGACGGTTACGCTGCGGGTGATACTAGAATACCTAAAGTTTTAGGTGCTGTTCAGACTCGAAAAGGTCTTGTGAAGAAAAAAGGTAAGAAAACGAGAAAAGTTCGCTCTAATAAGTTATTATAATTGGTACAACTACGTAATAACATTTCTTATTCTTTATTATTATTAATATAATAAC